GGAACCAGAGTACTCAGAGTTTCGTATTGCTTGTGTTAAGAACAGGTTTGCTAAACACTCAGCGATGGGTGATAAGTGGGTGGCATTAAAAGTTGATGCTAGTCGTATGAGTTTGAAAGATGAAGACCTTATGCAACAGGCTTTAAGATTTCAAGGAGTGAGAATAGATGGGTAAAGGTAAAGGTTTAAAACCAACACCGGTTAAAGCAAACATTAATGATAGACCTAATGGTAAAGCAAGGAAACAAAAACCTAGGAAACAACGTAAAACAGGTCGCACCGTTGGTGGATATTCTCCTGCAAAGTTAGCGGAACGTGCTAAGAAACGAGCAGGCAATGTCAGCCAAGAATAAAGCCAAAGGTTCCAAGTTTGAAACAGATGTAATGAAATGGTTACGTTCCAAAGGATACACAGCAGAACGCTTACGCCAAGCAGGAGCAAAAGATGAAGGCGACCTAGTAGTTTATGTTGCCGGCACACCATATCTGTTTGAATGTAAAGCAACAAAGAAGTTTGATTTGCCCCAGTTTTGGCGTGAGTTACAGGTAGAAGTTTTAAACTATGCTGAGGCAAGAAATATAACTGTTGGTCCTATTGGTTACGTTGTTGTTAAAAGACGCAACGGTGGTATTGATGATGCTTGGGTTATCCAATCATTAGACCAATGGAGCAAACAATATAAACCATAACAAACACGATTTGGAAACCGTAGTTAAACACTATGGTGGAAAAATAAGAACTAGCACAGGGTGGCAAGCCACCAAGTGTGTGATACATCCTGATGCACACGCATCAGCAACCGTGAACATACGGGAACAACTTTACAGTTGTTTTGTGTGTGACCTTTACGGCGATGTGTACGAACTGATTAAGAAAAAGGAAGGGATAGAGTTCAAAGATGCTGTCGCAAGAGCAGAAAGCATTACTAACGGAAACCGCAGCACGGTACTACGAAGCACTAAACGCAGAGACAGCCTCTTACCTCAAATCAAGGGGAATAAGCAAAGAAGTGGCCGCTACATTCCTGCTAGGTACAGTGATTGACCCTGCACCTGGGCACGAACACGCAGTCAATGCTTTAAGTATTCCTTACCTGACTAAAGCAGGTGCTGTTGGTATTAAGTTTCGTAAGACTGATGGTGGTCAACCTAAATATATTTGGCCAACAGGTCAGAAGATTGGGATGTTCAATGTTAATGATTTAACTTTGGACACTGAAACAATGTGTATTTGTGAGGGTGAACTTGACACAATTATTTTGTCAGGGATGTGTGGTATACCTGCTGTTGGTGTGGCTGGTGTTACACAGTGGAAGGACTGGTTTCCTATGATGCTTGAGGGATATAAAAGAGTTTTTATTTTTGCTGATAATGATGTTAAAGAAGATGGCCGTAACCCTGGGATGGAATTGGCTAAGAGGATTAAAGAAGATTTGAACAGTGCAGTTGTTGTTAACTTACCTGAGAACAAGGATGTTAACGATGTGTTTTTGCGTGAGGGTGCTGATTGGTTTAAGGAGAAGATAGCGTGACAACAATACTTGGTATACAAAAACCAGACCACTGTTTACTGATAGCAGATTCACGTGTAACAGATGACAGTGGCAGAACATATTCACACCACGCAATGACCAAGATAACCAAACGTGGCAAATATCTTATTGCTGGTGCTGGAACAACACAACCTTGTGACATCATCCAACACATATGGAAACCACCAACACCAACACCAAACTCATACAAAGACCTATACCATTTTATGATTGCAGAAGTTGCAACATCAATGAGACTTGCATTAGCAATGAACGGGTACACACCTGACAAAGAAAACGATGAACCAGATTTCATATTCCTAATCGCATTAGGAGGAACCATCTTTGAACTGGATGATTCCTTATCGGTACTGATGCGAGATGACGGTATCTATGGCATTGGCTCCGGTTCTCCTTATGCCATAGGTGCTTTACAAGCAGGTGCAACTTGGAAACAATCAATGCAAGTTGCTGCACGAAACAATATTTTTACAGCACCACCATTCATAACACATAAGCAGACCAAATGAGAAGAGAGTTTGTTGGTGGACCAATGGATGGCACACAAATACCTTTAGATGATGATGATTTAACAGATGAAATACATATAGATATGGTAAACTTAAATGGTAGCATCACTGTTCACATTTATGTTGAAGACGAAGAAACAGGTAACTATAAATACGAAGGTGAATCCTCACCAGAAGATTTATATGAAGAGGAAGAAGACGAGGAATGAGTAATGACACAGGCGGAGTGGGAACAGGTGCTGATGATTCTAAAAAAACAGGGATTCAAAATAGTGGCACAGGACAAGCAAACGGAAACAATAACCGTAAGGCTCCCACAAACTTTTTCTACGACCACCCAGCAGTAACTGACCACGGAAACGGCATAGCCCTACAAGATTTAACATCCTTTATGGAATCATTCAACGACTATGTTGTGAGCCGTATCAAGGGTGTTGGTGCTGACCAGTATATGAAATCAACAGGTCAGTTGTTTGAAACATTCACTGTTAAAGAAACAGTTGATGAACTGTTGGCAGAGTTAGCTGACACTATTGCTTACACCAATTTTATTGCTATCAAAGTGATAGCACTATCAAATGCTATTAAGGAAAACAAATGAAACGCATAGTAGTGCTATCGGATATGCAAATACCTTTGCATAATAAACCTGCAATAGAAGCAACAATAAAGTTTGTTAAAGATTACCAACCTGATGAACTGTTTTGTGTTGGTGATGAGGCTGATTGTTTAGCACCGGCACGTTGGTCTAAAGGTTATGTTGCAGAACATTCTAATCTGCAAAGAGATTTAGATGAGACCACTCGCATTATGGGTAGGTTTCGTAAAGCAATTGGAGACCGTGAATTTCACCTTATGCGCTCAAATCACGGCGACAGAATACAAAGATACATTGAACGCGATGCACCAGCACTTGCATCATTAAGAGATTTAAAGTACGAAAAACTTTTAGGCTATCGTGATTTGGAAATCACTTACCACAATAAACTGTGGAACTTTGCCCCAGGTTGGGTGATGGGACACGGCGATGAAGGTGCAACATCACGCTACGCAGGTGGCACAGCAGTATCACTAGCAAGAAAGATTGGTATGAGTGTCGTCTGTGGACACACACACAAACAAGGAATCATACATCACAACACATCATTCAATGGTAAACAAACCTCATCCTTGTATGGGTTTGAAGTTGGAAACATAATGGATCTTAAACAAGCTACATATCTTAAAGGTGGAAGTGCGAACTGGCAAAGTGGGTTCGGAATTTTATACATTGACAAAGGTAAAGTAACACCAGTACCAGTACCAATGATAGGTAACTCGTTCGTAGTAGAAGGCAAAACATACAAATGGTAGAAGACAAATGGGTAAAAGATGTTGTTGAAATAGCACAAACATCAGCCTACGTAATCACAAGAAACTACAAAGGTTTCGCAGAAGCAGACGATGTCAAACAAGAATTACTTGAATGGTCACTAAAACGAAACGACAAAATACAAGAATGGTTAAACGAAGACCTATCAAAACAAGAATACCGAATAGGAATTAAACGCTTAGCCAAAACATTTAACCGTATGGCAGACAGATACTGTCGTAAAGAAAAGGCTAAGAAACTTGGTTACTCAATACACGATGAAGCATTCTATTCAACAGCAATGATAGAAGAACTATTACCAATGGCATTCAGTTCAAACATTATAACCAAAGACCCTGCAACAGAGTTTGTTTCTAATGGTGGTGGCGACCCTGCAACAGCAGGTTCATTCCTTGCCTCAATGTATGACATAAGAATAGCGTTACGTGAATTAACAATAGAAATATATGAGATGATGCGTATGCACTACGAAGATGGTTTAACATTGGAACATATAGGCGAATACTTTAATGTTGACAAATCAACTGTGAGTAGAAAGATTAACACAGGTATTAAACAAATGAGTAAGGAACTTGGTGGCGAATCACCTTGGAATTAACACAAAACATTTTATCATTGAGGAACATACATAAGAATAAAGATGTGTATGTGCTTGGTTCAGGTGGAAGCCTAAACTTTATTGACCCAAAATTTTTTCACAAAAAGATAACTGTGTGCGTCAATGAGGTTGGTGAAACATATTTGCCGACCACAAAATATGTTGTGACCAAGTATCATCCTGAGGCTATAAAGTTTGCACAACAAATGCCTAATGTTAATGTTGTTGTTAGTCGTGGAAGCCTTGGTGGACCACATTACGCCGCTTTACCAGCATTAAAAAACTTGTACACTTTTGACCACAACATAAATAGGGATGCTTCAACAAGTGTGGTGGCTGATTGGCCTTTGGAAGATGGTAGTTTGTATGTGTCTTGGTCAAGCATCACTTCGGCTATGCACTTTGGCGCATATTTGGGTGCGAAGAATATTATTATGGTTGCTCACGATTGTGGTGAACTTGATGACAAGTCTTGGGTTGATGGTTATGTATATGATACTTGGGATAAAACCAAAGTTGAGGAAGCAAAAGAACGAAACAAACAGTTTGAGATACAATCAATAGCAGTTAAGGGTAAACTTAAAGAACTATATGGTTGTAATGTTTATAGTCTTAATCCTTTTATTAACTACAATCTTGAGGGTGTTAAGTTTCGTAGTCATAACGAAATCAATTAAGCCTTTTGTATATTCCATTTCTTAAAAAATAATTCTTCATCAACCTTAGTCATAGCCATAAGTTCTTGGTTGTCTCTTGTTAATTCGTTACCGTGAATATGTTTTACCATAGCAGGAACGTGCACAACACCCTTACCTTTACGTGCCTGCAAATCTAAATCCCTATCACCATACCACCATTTGTAATCCTCATCAGGTCTCACATCAGAGTTAACATCAAGCACCCAACAGTAACCACACACCCAACCCTCAAAAGGAAACGGATAACCAAGCACAGCACCCGTGCCTTTCATAACCTCTGCGATACGGCGTAAAGGATTATTTGCTAACGCAACATCATCATTAAGAACAGCAACATATTCTGCGCCACGTTCAACAGCATAATTTATACCGGTGTTCCACCATTTATGTATATTGAACTCGCCTGTGTATTGCAAGTTGATTGCGTTAGGAACATCATCATCAGGTAGGGTGCGAACAAGTATTCTTTTACTTGGTTCAATGTCACACTCTTTAAATATGTCTTGTAAGTATTGTGTTCGTGCACCTGTTGGTATCACCAACCACAAGTCAATCATATTGTTATCTCCTCAAACCAAGAAAAATCTGTACGCAAATCCTTTAACGAAAACACATTACCATACTCAACAGTTTTACCCCTACTAAAACCCTCATCAGCGTCAATGAAACCAAACACTTCAACCTCTGTAAACTCTTTCTCAATAGGTCTAACAGCAAACACAATAAGTCCACGACCAGTATCCTTTTTACGAATACATACAGCGTCCTGTGTGCGAACACGCCTAACCTCAATGTTTCTACCAACATCAGGTAGTTTCTTAAACTCGTTATGTTTATCGGCAGACCAAATAGTTGCGTGCCAATACTGATTAACTAACTTAGCAACAGCCAACTCACCAATAGCAGAAGCAACCTGTGCTGTTCTGTCGTCCTCTTTACGTTCATCATCTTGATAATGTTGCGCGTCTTCTTTATCCCAGTTCGCTGTGAACCTACGAATACCAATGTGGCTGGCGTACTCGTACTCCCACGTTTCAAGTTTAATAATAGCCATTGGCTTTCCTAAACTCTAATGCTTTAACCCACGAACCATACCTGTCCCTAACATATTTATGTGTAGCAATAAGTTGGATACGATAATCAGAAGATTTCTCTATACCAACCACGTCCCAAGTCTTATCCAAAAACTGACCCAAACCATAAGCAGTAGACTTAGGGTTCTGTGCTTCAGGATTCCAAGACGACTCCAACATAATCAACTCTTGTAACGCTTCGTATTCTTCAGCAGAAACCATTGACCTCGCGTAACCCCTAGCAGTATCAGGTACACGCTGATTCTTTAATGGTGAGTCATATATTTTTTTATCTTGTACAACATCTTGTACAACATTTTTTTCAGGCAACATCAAAGCAAAACCTATCATCACAATAATCGTACCGACCACAAATCTTAGTTCCATTTCCCACTCCTGTTTCTAATTTTGTATCTGTCGTGCTCGTTCGTGCCAGCCCAAATACCTTTCAACTCAGGGTCTTGTATCGCAAACTCTAAACATTTTGTTTTAAGTTCACATCTGTTGCATAATCTTTTCGCGTTCTGTGCTTCAAGGTATTGCCCTTTTCGGGGAAAGAAAAGTTCAGGGTCAACCTCAGCGCACAACGCCCCTTGCCAATAATCTTTTGCTATCAGTTGCAACTTGTTTCCCCAATGCTTGTTGTAGTTTCCATAACATAACAGCGTCCTTACCTAACTTAACAATGTGTTTGGGTGGCTTCATCTTTGCCCCCAAACAAGCAACGCCAACAACACAAACCCAAACGAAATAATTAGTTCAACAATCATTTATCCCACCCATTTCTTTCAATAAGTTTTTCTAACGACTCATCTGTCACTAACGATTTCAATGTGCCAAGCAAAGCATAATCAGCACTTGTTTTATCATCATACTGAGCGTACAACTCGCTATGAATTAACTCCAACATTATATCCTTGTTCACTTGTCGTCCTCACTTGTCTTAAAATCGTCACGACAATCAGAACACCACTTACCCTGAAGATAAGTTTTAGTATTGACCTCACATATTTCACACAACAACAGACTCATATGTCTCCTCTTGTAGATATGTTACCTCTTCTTCAAGAACATCAGATAACCACACACCCTTAACTTTACCTGTGTATTCAGCGTCCTCGTTAAGTTTATTTAACAAGTTGTCCATTTTCTTCTCAACTAATTCCTTAGCCTTATCTTCATTTTCTTCAACAACATTAAAACAAATAACATATTTGTAATCTATGTTATATTCTTTCATTTCGTTTCCTCCTTGTTGCACTCGTTGTCACAACTACAATACCAAGATTTACTACACACATAGCAAACCCCATAACTATCCTTGTTAGATTTCTTGAACATCAACACTGTCATAATCATCCAAGTAATCGTTAGCAGACTCAAGCCTGTCAGTAATCAACACATAAGCATCCTCGCTACTGTTAGCCTCAACAGTTACGTGCACGCGTGCTGTTGCCCTATATGTTTTACTCATTTCACCCTCACAAGGTTAGGTTTCTCAGGCATACTATCGGTTTCCGGAATAAAAGTGAGTTCACGAATAATAAATCGGAGCATTGCTTCTATTCTGTCTAAGCGTTCTTCAGTTGTCATATGTATCCACCTCATCATTGTAGTTAGTTTCAATCTGGTCGTGCATAGCCTTATCAAACTCGGCATCATTACACACACGACACCCATACCCCGACCACGATTGCCCGTGGCAGGTAATTGCGTTATCTAAACTATTCATTACAACACCTGCCCATAGAAAGGTGAACTAGGGTTCATATCGGGGTCTTTACAACTACATAATTCGTTGCCACAATAGTCACAACACCAACCAACCTCAATGCTATACAAGTCCTCGTCGTGCTCAGGGCATACAGCAAAATAACCCTCGGACACATTTGTATATACAACGGGTGTTAAACATCTAGCACAATGAAATGACATTACGCTGTCACCTCGCATATGCACCACACCATAGGTGCACTACAATCATCACAATAATCAACAGCAGGGTCAACATAATACTCAACCATAGGGCTAAGATTATTCTGTTCGTAATCTTGTGCAGGGCTAAGGTTCATTGTCCGTCCCCCGTACAATCTAGATAAGGGTTTTCATTACCCTCATTGTCCTCACACGAACACCAATTAAATCTTTCTACCTGTGTTTTGTGTGTTAAGTCTGCTAACTCTCCCCAACTAATTGACTCTTCCATTATGCGTCCACCTCGTTATCCCTCAACACATCAAGAATTTCATCACTAATAACTTGATTAGCGAAATCAAGATTCCTTTCATCATCTAAAGTCTTAACAACTTTAGACCAAACCTCGTCACTAATTTGGTGAACCTCATCATCAAATATATCTTTCGTCCACCACAAAATCACAACCTCGTCCTCGGGGTTATGACTTTGCATATTTTTTATTACATCTTTCACTTTCATCGCTATCCCTAGCCTTTCGTTAATCGTAGCCCCTATTAGCCACGAAATCTAACCTATTGCGCCCACATCACGCCTGTCAAGCACATTTTGATAACAATTTGATAACAATTAGCACCTATGCTTACGAGCCAACCTCGTAGCCTCTTTGTAATACATATAACCCCGTGCAGATACGGCATAGGTTATCGTCTCGCATTTTTGGCAATAGATTACATAACACGAACCCTCGTCACGCCTGTCAATAGTCAAATAATTTTTTAATCTTGCGTCACCCATAATTTTGCCCGTCCCGTCCCTAAGTAGGTGATAGCGCACGTTAGGGGCGCGCGCTATCTATTCAATAAATTCTTATATTATCCCTAATAATTGCCCGACCCGTACTACAACTATTGCCGTGGCCTTAACTATCGCATACCCCATAGCCACGAATAGCACGGCCGTTAATATGTCGGCCACCATTTCGCCCCGTGGGGTCAATCGTGCGCTATCGTTACGCATTAGACAATACCTCAGCCTTAAACATAGCCAAAGCCTCGCGCTTAGTGTAGTAGTAATATCTACGCGTTACCCAATAGCCCCCGACAATATCGGACACAACCCACGCGCCCTCGTAATTCTTCTCTGCTAACATAACCCGTCCCTTTCCCTATCTAATCGCCTACCCTAAGCGATTAAGAATAGCCCTAACGCTCACCGATTAGGGCTAAACTTAACGAATTAGAGCCACTCTTGCCTTAAATTGTAGCCCCCGTCATTAGCAGAGCCATACAAGGCAACACTCAGAGAATAAACAACGTGGAAACCCATATCCATACCACACCCCCCGACACGTAGCACCCGTTGCCCGTTTCTTTCTGTGAGCGTGCCGATACCTGCCCTCGTTACGTACCACGTAATATCTATCACCTGCCCTTCGTGATAGGTCACAACTTTCATTGTGCGAGACATACCCGAGGCAGAGACACCCTTCAATATGGTATACGCTGTAGGCCTAACCTGTTTACTAAACACATCAAGCAGAAAGTCAAGAGCCTCATCTTGCTCTCGTTTCGCCTGCTCTTTCTTGCTTTCTTTCTTATCTGCTGTAATCATTTTTTACCCTATTCCCTAATCTCTAGCCCTAATGACTAGACGAACACCCCGAGAATACAACACCCTCGGGGCTATCGTCAAGCAACTAGCCTATGAAACTATTCTTATTCATAAACGCCCTAAGATTCTTCCCATTAGCCTTGAGCACAATCTTACAAGCCTCAAGGCGTCTATTATCTTCCTCACTATTAAGAGCCCCGTTAAGAGCACTCAACGCCTTAACCATAGTGCGTAATTCCCACTCGGCACGATTACCTACAATGTCGCGCGCCTCTTTGATATCCATTTATTGCCCCTAATCTAATCTCTGACCTCATCAGCGAGCGCCCTACGCTCGGACGGGCTCTCGCCCGTTTCGGCCTATCTAACTATGTGCGCCTCAATCTTATCACGCACAGCACGATATCTGTCTACAGTTTCGATTCTGTCGTCTATGCTCTGCTCATCTTTACCTAACACATCAAGAATTGAAAGACTCAAAGACATCTCAATCATACGCATATCTGATTGACTCAAAGTGACCTTAGATTCTTTATTCTGAGCCTCTAACCATACCTGAATATCTGTCTTAGTCTTCATTATTTTTTATCCTTTACCCTAATTAGATGACCCTAATATCATCTATAAAGATTATAGGCACATACTCAAACTACTGTCAAATACATTTCACAACTATTTCAATGTGAGATACATCACACCCTAACCTACGCACCGGTAAGTTACCGGTCGGTAAGTTACCCACCCGTAACCTAGCCACAAGTTGTTCAATAGATAGTCGCCCCCCGTGCATATATAACTAGGGGTCGTGCCCTGTAATATTGTGAAACTTTGCACAATCTACAAGCATTATGCCTTACATTATGCCCCCTAACTAACCCTAACCCTAAAGTTTAGGTCGAGGCATAACGTCTGAGCCGGAGTATTTAACAAAATCGCGCGACACCCACCCACTCTCTACCGTAATATTTTTGATAAACCTTGTTGGTGGTGTTTTGGGTGGGGTGAATGGTGCCTAGGTTGAGCCTGTGTGGCTCAAGAAGGGCGTGTGTTTGCGCAGGTCAAAGGGGGTGTGCAACATTTTTGTTTGTTGCAGCCTTGTATATAGTAGAGGGGCTTTTTAAAGCCCCGCCCCTCTACCGTGCTTGAGGCCCTAAAGGGCCGAAAGCCTCGCTTCACTGGCGTTCCGCTCAGCGACCGAAGGTTAACCGAGGTCGCTCACTCACTACAAGTGGTTCGCTCCTTAGGGGTTTTTCTAAAAATTTTTTTACCTTATGATTTGTTGATGACGGGCTATTTTTATACCTAGAGGAGTTTCTAGTCTTATGCCTAAACAGCAGGACAGTCTCCATTTAAGACTTGCAGCAGGTAAGACTTTGGATTCTAATGAGTCTAAGTCCAGGTTGCTTGAGATGATAGCCAAGGGTTTCTCTGTTGAGGATGCTTGTAAGGCTGTTGGTAAGTCTTCTAAAACGTTTTATTATTATACTAAGTCTGACCCGGATTTTGACCGTGAAGTTAAACTTGTTCGCGCCCTTAAAGCCAGGGGTGGCCAAATTTCTGACGAAGACCGGGCAATGTCGTTTAGGGATTTTCGTAAAGAGTTTATGAAGTCTGAGACGTTTGCTCATCAGCAGAACATTATTGATTTGATTGAGAATAAAGACCCGTCTTGGTTGCATCCTAGTATGTTGTTTGAGCAGGGTATTAAAAACTATGTGTTAGTTAATATGCCTCCTGAGCACGCCAAGTCAATGACAGTGTCTATTGATTACATTACCTATAGGATTTGTGTTGACCCTAATGTTCGCATTAAGGTTGTGTCTAAGACGCAGACTATGGCTAAAGAGTTTTTGTATGCTGTGAAGCAAAGATTAACTTCTCCTTTTTATGTGGACCTTCAGAGAAGGTTTGCACCGGCTGATGGGTTTAAGGCCACGTCTGATAAGTGGACCCAAGACGCAATTTATGTTGAACGTGAGTCCGGCGAAAAAGACCCAACCTTACAGGCTTTGGGTATTGGTGGACAAATTTACGGTGCCCGCGCCGACTTGATTATTCTTGATGACTGTGTGACTTTGTCTAACTCTGGTGAGTATGAAAAACAGATTAGATGGATTCAACAGGAAGTCTTAACACGTATCGGTCCTACCGGTAAATTATTAATTGTTGGTACACGGGTTGACCCGATTGATATGTACCGTGAGTTACGTACTAATGACAGGTATCCTGAAGGTAAGAGTCCTTGGACTTATTTGGCGATGCCGGCAGTTTTGGAGTTTGATGAGAATCCTGAGAACTGGGTTACTTTGTGGCCTCGCTCTGATATTGCTTGGGGTGGTGAGCCTGTTGACCCTGATGAAGACGGCCTTTTTCCTAGATGGGATGGAATTAGACTAAAGCAACGCCGCTCAGTTTTGGATGCTAAAACGTGGGCTATGGTTTATCAGCAGCAAGATGTTGAATCTGAGTCTGTGTTTTCTGCTGAACTTGTTCGTGCTTCTGCTAATGGTATGCGTGGGTGTGGTCCGCTTGTTGCGGGTGCCCCAGGTTATCCTGCTGACACTTCTGGTTTTTATACTGTTTGTGCTATGGACCCTGCAATGTCTGGGGACACTTTTACTGTTGCTATTTCTGGTGATAGGAATACTAAACGTAGGTATCTTCTTGATGCTTCTCGTATGCCTGCACCTACACCTCAGCGTATTCGTGAAATAATTTTTCAATGGACTGAGCGTTATAAGCCTGCGGTTTGGGTTATTGAAAAGAACGCTTTCCAATTGTTTTTAACTCAGGATGAAGAAATTAATGCTTTCTTGCAATCACGGGGTATCAGGCTTGTACAACATTACACGGGCAATAACAAAATGGACCTTGAATACGGGGTCGCTTCTCTTGGTACTTTGTTTGGCTCTTATGGTCCTGATGGTAAGCCGGCTAGGAATGCTCTTATTGAGTTTCCGCGAGCGGAGTCTGAGGGTGTTAAAGCACTTATTGAGCAGTTGATTACTTGGTCTCCTGGTACTAAGAATAAGCAGGATGGGCCTATGGCTTTATGGTTTGCTGAAACCCAGTTAAGGGATTATGTAAACCAACAGGGTTCTTATGGTAAGACTTGGGTTCGTAACCCTTTTGCTACACCGATTGATTTAGCCAAACGACAAGTTGTTGATTTGGAAGAGTATGCACGCAAACAGCGTGCTGTTAATTCAGGATGGTACTAATATGGCACAAAAAAAAGACAATAAAAAAACAAACAATGACTATCGTGGTGGCGCTGCTTTATTAAAAAAACAACAAGAAGCCAACACTAAAAAATATAAAGCAATGACACCTGCACAAAAGAAAACTTATGTTGCTAAGCAAGCAAAGGCTATTGGTAAAACAACAGCACAGGTTGCTTCTATGGTTGGTGGCGCAGGACTTGCTCGTACGGCTGGCGCTAAAGTTGCAGGTAAAGTTGTTGCATCTGGTGTTACTAAAAAAACTGCTGCCGCTGCTAGAACACGTGGTAAAGAATATATGGAACAAAAATATTTTAAAACAGGAAC